GAGGCGCTGAATTCATCAGGCCCATCGCCTCCCGGAGCGACCGCGCACCGGCATGGCTGAAATCCACGACCTGGTCACCCATGAACCAGATGCCCGGAACAACCTCGATTGCGCTCACCAGCCGATGAAGCACGCTCACGACATCAGGGTCCGAGGTTGCGGCTCCCTCTCCCTCGGGCGTTTCCCCCGCCTGCGCACCGATTGCCGGTGTTTGGCCTTCCGGGGGAACCACGGCCGATGCGGCCGCAGCCGGGATGATCCGACGCGAGCAATTCACCAGCATGGTCGGACCGATAATATGGCCCTGCGGTGTGCGTTTCAGATCTGACAATTTGATTTTCATTTCCGTGTCCCTGATGTAGGGGCGGGTTTGAAACCCGCCCGTTGTTGAATCATCCGATCGAGGGCGGGTTTCAAACCCGCCCCTACGCCGCCATTCCGTATCTCAGTGCGCCGACCAAGACCGGCGCATATTCGTAAATCCGGTATGCGTTGCCCGACGCCGTGGTGATGACCGCCAGCGTCCTGTGCCTGCACAGCGGATGCAGGGGCGCGGACGCCATGCCGCTTGCCTGGATCTCTTCCGCTGTGGCTGAGCGCAACTCCTCGAGGCCCAATTTCCCGCTGAATCGCGATGTGATGAACTTGCCGAACTTCGAGATGTCCTCTTCGCCGCTCGATATGATGTCCTGTATGCGCTCGCGGTCCTTCACCACTGAAAACTCTTTCCCCTGCATCGCGTAGCACCAGTCACAGGTGAGCCTGTCCCACGGTCCGGCAATGCGGAATGTGGTGATCTCCAGGTCGTGCAGCGAGAATATTTCGCCCCAGTTCTGGGCCCGTGATACGCCCGTATCTATGATCACCCTGGCCCTATGAGTCCCGATGTCCTCCGCGAACTGCCCGAACTCCTCGCGGAACGCATTCAGCTCTTTGGGCGACGCCCCGCGGCCGAGGCCCTTCTCCAGGTATTGCCTCCGGAGGAAGTTCGATATCTTCTGGTTGAGGACATCGTCGCCGCTGACGTATTTCGAGGTGTAGAACCGGTCAACGCGGGACATGTAGTCGATGGCCGTCCGATCCGCCTGGCCGAATATCACCCCCGCGCCCCGAGACCCTCGATCCCAATCCGGCCCGAATGTGGCGTCATCCTCGAACCGGGCCCACGTCCAGATCTTGGTGAGGTGCTCCTTCGCGATGCCTTCCAGCATCGGGCCGTCAATCGAGGTCTCGGCCCCTTCGGTGAACCGCCGCAGAGCCTCGGCCACGAACACATCCTCTTCCGGCACGTCGTGCGTCCGGGCCCATTCGTACACCGCCTGCACGCCGATATGCCCCGCGTCCGACAGGTGCGATCCGACCTGCCACACGTACATCCGGGCCGCATTGCGTGCATCCCGAGCATCGTTGGCCAGGGCGATTGCACTCCCTCTCCCTCTGGGAGAGGGCCGGGGTGAGGGTTCCGTTCCCCCTCGCCTTACCCCGCCCGTTGTTGAATCGTCCGACCGAGGGCGGGTTTCAAACCCGCCCATTCCATCTCTTCTTCGGCGGCCTCATCAGATACAGCCCGCCCTGTTTCACGAACGATGCGACGAACGCACCGGATTTTGCGCTGGAATCGTCATACCCGAGCTTTTCCCGGCACTCCTCGAGGCTGGATATCCCGTCCAGATACTCGTTCGAATATTGGCCGCGCTCCATCATCGCTGCCTCGGAAGACAGGAACTCATCAAGCGTGTCCGTCAGGTCGAACTGCACGGATACGCCGATGTCCGCCATGCCCTTGAGAGCCAGTTCCAGCCGCAGGCCGTGCTCGTACGCCCGCTTCACGCAGCGTTGATAATTCCTGACCTGAGCCGCCATGATCCTGTAAACCACCGTCGCGAACGTCTGCGTGGTGCCCCAGTTGAAGCCGAAGAACACCGGGTCCCTGAGCAGTCCCGCAAACATTCCCTGGAGGATCATCTGGGCCATGTCTTTGGCCCCGGCCGCTCCTGCGTTCGTATTGGTGAACTTGAACTGCACATTGTCCCAGGCTGCGGCCACGCCCTCCGTCATGTTCGCTGCGATGCTCTTGGTGAACTCCTGTAGGATGCGCTTCGTGCGAGCCTCGTACGCCGAATCGGTCTCCCCTTCCTGGAGCATCTCCGGTCGCTCGGCCGTGGCCTGCAAGAGCCCGAAGGCCCCGACCTTTTTCGTCCAGGCCCTCAGCCCTTCCTCGAATTTCTGATTGCTCACCGTCGCGGAGAGCGCAGCGAGCGCAGGCGGCAGCGGGTAGGGATTTTCGTCATAGGTCTTGGCCGTGTAATACGCCGTCTGCACAGGATTCAACGGCACGAAGCGGCCTTGCTGCAACTGGCCCAGCTCCTTTTCCCCATCCGCGTTATACTGCCATCGGCAGGAACTCACCCGGACGAGATACCCCCGCTTGACTCCGGACATATCCGGTTCCGGCGGGAACTCGACGCACAACCCGCCGGAACGGCACACCTGGCTCAAGAGGCCGTTGAACAGGCCGTCCGCGCCGCCGTCACGGCTGACCCTCGCGGCAAAATCGTTCGCAACCTGGAGCGCCTGCTGGGCCTTCTGTTCGGTCGGGGCGTCGATTTCGATCTCATGGCCGCTGTTCCCGAGCGCCAGGGTGTCCGCCTCGAATTTCTCGAAATAGGGCTGCGTCATGAACAGGTTGTCCATGACTTCGTAGATCGCGAACGGGAACAGAGCCGAGAGCCACCTGATGCTCGACACGAGTCCTCGGACGCCCTCGGCCAACGACCCGCCCCGATCGACGGATACCCGCTCGGAGACACCCGGCAGGCCCGGCTTGCGCCGCGTGCTCTTGGCGTATGAGGTTTCCAGGCCCCACGCGTTCATGCGTTCCCCCCGATCTCCGCCCATTCCATCCCGAGGTATGGAGCCAAACCCTTCACTCCCAATTCCAGGGCCGCAATCCGGCCGCTGTTCATTGCCATGCCGAAATGATTCTCGACGTGATCGAGGTACGTCCGCCGCTTGTTCCCGTTGGAATCCTCCACCGTCTCGGTGATCAGCATCTTCAGGTGCGCCCAGACGTCTTCCAGGACCGCCTTTTCGGCCTGACTCGCCTTGTCCATAGCGACCAACCACATTTCCTCGTTCACCAGCATATCCACCGTGGCGTCCAGACTTTCCGTCCGATCAACCGATACCGTTTGGATCGAGATCTTGTTCTCAAAAAGCTCCGATCCGACCGTCAGCTCCTTCACGGGTTTGAAGTATTGTATCCAGACCTTCTTTCTGAAGCCGGTCGCGAACTCCTTCGCTGAGCGCTTATACGGCATCGCGTCGATTACGCAGGCCGCGACGCCAAACCGCCGCATCAATTCGGGGAGACGATCCCATTTGTCGGTCGTCTCGAAATGGACCCATTGGAGCACGCGGCCCCACCTCTGATTGATCCCGATACGGAGCAGATCGCCGACATCCACGCCCATGAACGTCCCCGCACCTCTTTCCCAGAAGCCGTAGGGCCGCTCGCAATCACGCAGGACATCGTCCGTGATCTTGGCGTCATCTCCGCCATACGGATCGCCGATGATGGAAATCGTGAAACGCTTCAGCTCCAGGCGTCTTTTCAGGGCCGCGGCATATTGCCTCATGATGTGGGTTGCATAATTCGGGGCTTTGGCCTTGGGCGGCTCGATCTGCGTATAGAGCTGCGAAATGTGATAGCCCCTCACGTCTCGGCCGGGCCGGTGCGCAACCCAGCGGCCATTCTTCATGTCCAGCTCGGCCTGACAGCTCAAGCAGCCGCGGTAGTGGGTGGCCCCGTCGGGGGCGGACTTGAGCCGGTTCGTCGGGATCTCCATGAAGTTTTTCGGGAAGTCCTTTTCGAGACAATTCTCCGCGCCGCAGGCCGGACAAATGAGGTGCCAGTAGTGCTGGTCGCTCGGCACGAACATCTTGTTGATGCCGTATCCGGGAAAGCTCGGCTGCGACAGCGCATGGTCCCACTGGAGATGGCTCGCCATGATGCGATCCTTTACGAACTCCGAATGGTCCTGCTTGGATCTATCCACCTCATCGCGGATGACATAGTCCCCGGGCGCTGTGATGACATTCGATTCGCTGAACATGCCCATGACCTGAATCGAGCCCTCGCCGATGTCCATGTGGTCATGGGAATAGGTCTCACCGATCTGGTTCTTGAGTTCCGGGCTCCTGTTGATAAGGCGCTGAATGCGCTTCTTGCTGAAGGTCTTCGCCTTTTTGTCGTTGTCGAGGTAGTAGAGCGCTGCCAGCCCCAGATGCGAGGCCACATAGATGGACCTGATTGCCATGATTTCCGACGCGCCGATCTGGGCCGCTTTCTGGAGAACCTGCTCGGGATGATCGTCTTCGATGATCTGCTGTTGGAACTCGAATCCTTCATACGAGTACGGCCGGCCGCCGACGATAATTCCGGCCTGCGGCACCCATTCGCCGATCTTGAGCGGCGCTCCGCGGCGGGCCTTCATCGCCGTGGTCATGGGCAGTATTTCCGTGAGATCGAAACTCATCGTCTTCCTATGCCCCTACAACGTCCGTCGCCCCAGACCTGATCCGGGGCCCGGAACGGGCGGGTTTTAAACCCGCCCCTACACATCTGTGGCCATCGGCGCAATCTGTGGATCATGCCGTCTTCTCCAACATTCGATCTTTCGCCGCGTCCACCACATCCATGAGGCTTGCAGCCAGCTCCGGCATGCCTGCCAGGAGGACCTGTATTTCATTCTTCAGGACCGCGACCGCCTCTTCGATCTTTTTGCGCTTCTCGTGCTCCCATTTGTCCCGGACCACCGCAGACGATTGCAGCCGGCCGATAGATCGAGCAACTAGCGCTAGATCCTTTATTGATTCGACCTGCATGGGCTGCGCATCGATGAGGGCCTCCAATGAAATCGCTTGGGCCAGCGCCACCGCGGACTGTTCGACCTCGCCGCCGTCCGGTACGAGGTATTTGGCTATCACGGCCGATTTCTCTTTGGCCCGCTCGATCCGTTCCAGCTCGTTTCTCTTCCTCGCAAACCACCTGTGGATCTGGCTCTTGGAGGCCTGGTAGCCCTCCTGTGCGAGGGCGTTCGCGATCTGCTCGTAAGTGCAGCCGGCCAGATACCAGTCCTTCACCTGGAGCTGCATTTCATCCGGCAGCTTATCCAGCGCCCCGTGCGCCCGGTTCGGACGCCGCGGCACTCCCTCTCCCTCGGGGAGAGGGCCGGGGTGAGGGTTCTTCCGGCGGTCAGCGGACAATGTCCACCCCCGGGTCCGCTTCAATCCGTTCGTCCAGCAGGTCGATCCCTTTGGCCGTAATCGTCACCAGCCACCGCTTCACCCCGGAAATGGCGTCTCGGGTGCGTTCGACATGGACCAGGTCCTTCTCGCGGAGGTAATGGAGGTGCTCTTCCAGTGTTGCAGCCGACCCGAACCAACCGGCCCGATGGAAGATCCGCTCGATGCCCTCATAGCTGATGCCGTTGGGCCCGTATCGCCGCACCGTATGGAGAATGCGGCCTCGGGTCCGCGGAAAATCATCTGCCGTGCTCATTTGCCCTCCGTGCGGCCTCGTTCAGGAATGCGTCTACCCGCCGGTGCAGATCGGTCACGATGTCCAGCACCCGATCCATCCTGTCGGTCTGGTTTTTCTCCAACCGCAGGATGTCGCCGTGATGGTCGTCTCGGGCCACAAATTGTGCCTGTCTTTGGCATTGTGCTTGCTTGCACTGAAGAATTCGCAATTCCATCTTATGGAGGTCCGTATTATGATCGTGCTCCTGTTGGAGGTTTTTGAGCTCCAACTCCCCGACGGCCTCCTCGAGTAATTTCAGCCGCTGATTATGTATCTTGTCCGCGTCGTCCCGCTTCTTGAGCGCCCGTGAGATCAACAGAGCCCCCAGGCCGTTCAGGCCGCTGAAAATCACCGTCGAGAGAATCAGTACGATCAACACGGCCCACCACGTGGTGCTGAATGCCGCAGCGCCGAATTCCGGGTTCGGGATAAGCGTTCCCATCAGTCGGCCGTCCCGTCCGTCGGCGTTGGGGCGCTTGTAGGGGCGGGTTTGAAACCCGCCCGTATCTTGGCCACCGCAATCTCCAAGAGCAGCCGTCCGATTCTTTCAGGCAGGTCGGGGAACGTGGCCGCGAAACGCTCGAGAACCATCGTTCGTTTCTCGGTGGATGACAGCCAGTCCGCAT